AATGGTCTAAAATTAAAATAATTATAGGCCAGACACATACCGAATTGAGCATTGGGTAATTTAGTTAATATCCCAGCATCAAGATCTTCTTTAACAACATACGGTCTTAAACGATTTTGATATTGTTCATTAAACTTTTCCATTGCCGGCCGTAAAAAGTCATGAGACAGATCTACTAGGTAAAGAGGATCATATGCTACCATATCTTCAATGAATGTTTCTAACCCGGGCCGAATAATCATTGCTGGGTATTTCCAATTGGCATATTGATTTAATCTTATACGAAACGGAGTGCAATCTACCGAATGTTCTTTGCGATTGGTAAGAATAGTATCGGCGTAATCTACTTCACCTTTGTCGTATAGATTGTACCCTTCTTGAAACCAAGGTCTTTCGGCTTCTTCAATTTTTAATTTTAATTGATCTTTTAACTTAGCGAGGTCCGTTTCAAAGTTTTCAAATGCCTGCTGTACGGCCGTGTACTGTGTATCAAGTGTATGAGTCATTGAGCTTATTAACTCTGGTTGAGTGGCGACCAAGTGCAGAATTTTATCAAGTTCACCGTTGGCCGTTTTTAACACTGGCAATGCAGACAAGGCATTTAGCTGATTACGATAATTTACTAGTTCACTTAGTTTCATATTACCACTCAAACAATGTTTGGAAAGTATTTTCTGTGTTAGTAGCCGAAGCCAAGTCCCACTCCAATACACTTAATAAATTATCTAACTTTTGATCAACAACCGTGGCTTCCATTTCTGTATCATTAAATGGTAACTCTTTAAACCACTGTGGTAAATGAGTTTCGTCTGTAGGATATCCAATGCTTGTCCACCCAAGCGGATTAGCTTTGAGTTTACATACAATAGTTTTCATGCCATCGACAATCTGTAAACTATATTTGTCAGAATTCATCCTGCGTAGATTATTCCAATTCATAGCCGCTCGGACATGTCCTGGCATATTTGCCTTGCCAAGACGTTCTTCTTCTTTACCATACTTGGTTAAATTGTTTACACGCTTAGGACTACCCTTTTCCCAACCCGGACGCTCTTTAAACAAATACTTAAATTCACGAATCTTTTCAATGACTTGTTCTCGGGTGGCTCCGGTTAATACATCATCAAGAATTGTACTCAGGAACTCTTGAATGACCTTAGGAGTATCACTACGCTTCAAATCCAAGCCCATGGCCTTTACCTTACCGGGGCTACCGTGTGTGTCTACCCGCTTGTTCTCTTTATCGTAGTACAATACAGCATAACGCTTCTTAGTGATAAACAACCCCTTAGAAGCAACAATCTCTCGGCCGCCTTTGATCACTTCACCCATCTCTCTAGGAACATGGAATGCCTGCTCCATAAAGCCAGGAAAACTAATATTAACTTGATCTGCAATACTATTATATAACTGTACTGCAATTTCTTTTGACCAGGCCATCTTGCCGGCGTCGATTTCGTCTTTAAGTACAGGATATGCTGTAAAATAACACGAGTCGGTATCACCATAGATAATTGCTTCCCCTACATGGTCATACTTGCCGGTAATGCATTCGTTTACATAGGCATCCATATGCCGGGCAATCGCACGACCAGTCAGGGTGGTAGATTGTCCAATACGCTTATCAAAAAAGCGGCAACCAGGGTTAAGGATAGCACCATATAAACTGTTAAGGTTGATTTTTTTGACCAGTTGCCGTTTATCCCAATATTCTTCATCCTCTGCATTTTTACATTCTTTCAATTTGGCCTGCATTTCTTTACGCTCGGCGTACCAGCGTTTTAACAATCCTGGAATAATTGCTTCTTTTTCATATGTAAAGATAGTACCGTTTGCACTAAGCATCCATGGTTGGTTAGAGTCAAATATCATCCTCCATACATCCGCGGCACTATGTACCGAGTCTTCGCCATTTTGCCAGTCAACGGTAATTTCTGTGCCTTTTTCCATGGACATTATCGCTTCGTATTCTAGCGATCCAAATAGGCCTTCCCATGCCGCGGCAAAACTACTACCGCTACGCATCTTGTCAGCAATATAGCGATCGGTCATTGTTGGTCTTAATTGGCCAACAATAGTTTCCGGACCCATATTAAGAGCACGAATAGCACTTGGATAAAGGGAGTTAATATCGATTGATCCTACATACTCGTGGATGCCTTTGCGTGGATAAGCAACATAAGCACCCGCGGCCTGTGTGTCTTCATCGCTATAGCGTTCCTTACGATTAGGCACAACCATACTACGCTCATGTGCTTCATTGATAATAGCCTGCTCGGTTACAGCCACGGCACCCATGGTTGTTTGTAACAATACTGTATTCTCGTGTGCCAGTGTGTTGGCAAGATCAAGGAATTTTAGTTTCTTATCTAACTTGGCCAGGATCATTGTATCCTGGCGATTGTACTCAATGAATGTTTTAAAATTTTGATTGTACAGTTGATCTAGTGTACCTTCGAATACAGTTTTAGTTTCTTGAAGCTCGTATTCGGCAATAGCATCCAAACTATAGCTATGGCGTTCCTCATAGGTATATTTGCGGTACAGTTGCATATAGTCCATATGCACACGACCGATCAAATCATAAGTTTCGTTTTCTGCACCAAAGCGTTCGAATGTACGCTTCTTGGGATATTGATTCCATAAACAGAATCTTCGTGTGTCATCTTTGCTGAGCACACGGGTTACACGGTTGACAGTGTATGGTATGTCGAAGCCTTCTGAGTTCCACCCCGATAACGCATCTGCATCTTCGATTAAGTCAAGGAATGTTTTTAACAGTTCGCCTTCGTCAGTGAATATAACGGTGTTCTCAAATTCATTGGCAATCTCTTGAGCGGTTTCTTTGCTCATGTGTTTAGGCGGGATTACCAGGGTGACCATTTGCTCTAGCCATTGCAGGTAAACACTAATAGCAGTAATGGCATTAAATGGATCTTCGGGCCGACTAAACCCACGCTCTGGATCAAAGTCGACCTCAATGTCAAAGAACGCTACATTTAATTTAGGACCGTCTTGTCCTTTATAGTTTTCTTCAAGACACCGGAATACAGGATTGATATCCGACTCAAATAACTTCTTGCCTGATTGCATCCTAAGTTCTTTGCGGAATTCTTTATTATTGCGGCTACTGAAACGGCTTACTGGTGTACCAAATATACTTTGAAACTTACCACGTGGGTCTTCATAGTAGAAAACATAGTTGGCTGGATATTCCTGATACTTTCTCTGACCATCTCGGCGTTCAACTACATGTATACGATCGTGTTCACGATCAAAAAGTGCGTCAATATAACTCATCGTTCTCCTGTGGCTTATGGCCCACTAACCTTGATTCATGCTCGTAATGTGAGCGACTCAGTGAATATTTATATACACCACTCAACTTAGTTAAAATTTCCTTCAAACCATGTATCTGGAAATAACTTTACCTGGTTAATCAAATCTAATGCTATATTTTTTTCTGGATGTAAATTATTAAAAACATCGTGTGTTTTAAATTCATGTTTATCCCAGGTATTCCAGTTGGTTAGTCGAGAATATTCAATTCGATCAACATTATATGACTTGCACAGATTGTAAAATTCAAGAATTTCTTGAAAATTAGATTGCTGCACAATCATTCGAGTATTAAACTTGAATCCTAATGTGTCTTTTTTATTTTTTAAAAATTCTAAGGATTTTAAAATGTCTGGCCACTTGCCACCTCGTCTGATTTTTTCATAGGTATCAGGTTTAGCCGCATCAACCGACACAGTTATGGCAACAATTGCCGATTCTATATGCTCAATTCGATGCCAATTTTTTTCAGCCATTAGCCCATTACTATGTAAACTTATTGCTATGTTTGGAAAGTCTTTCAGGTTCAAGTGCCCTAAAAAATTTTGTATCATAGGACTAGCAAATACTTCGCCTCCACCACCAGGTATTAGGTGTATGCGTTGACTGGAGGGTTTTGAAAAAATATTTTGAAAGATATGACGACCAATATTTTCGTGTTTAGCTGCATCTTCTTTGCTGACTTTGATCACTTGTGTTCTACAACTAGGGCAACTGAGATTGCAAGTAAGATCGCCGTGAAACATAATTTCATACGGCATGTCATACAGACTAGCATCTTCAATTTGACGAGCCACATTTGGCGGAATAGTGTCTGCGGTGTTTAGCGCACCATTAATTATTAATGCACACTGATTTTCATTGCAGTAATTGTAGGTGCCATCTATAACGCTTTGTCTTATATTTTGTGCTTGTGTCGATGAAAGCATTTGATCTAACGTTTCGGTTAAAATATTTCCAATTCTGGTATCTCCCCAACTTGGGCAAGGACAAAGATGTACCTCTCCGCGGACATTAACATGTAGGTTTATAAAAGGACTAAGACAATAGTAATCTTTAAGATTCTTAGAAGGAAACTTTTTCTTATCTACAAACGCCACCGGAACAGCTACAGAGTTCAAAGAGTCTTACCAACCGTGACCAAAATTTGTTCAAGCAATTCGTGATCCTGCTGTTCACGGCCAAATTCACTCTTGTGGGCTAGTTTAATAGCCTTCTTAAGAATGTTTGGTTTGATGTCTAATTCTTCAGCAACGGCTTTAACGGTATCATTAAGGCCACCAGTGAGTGTTTCGATCTCCATTG